AATTACATTAAGTTGTTAACAATAACTCTACGGTAGTAGTAGTTCTTATCAGCAGTTAAGTTATCGTTACCAGACGCACCATCATCCAGGTTAACGAATGGGTTAGCAACAAGACCGTAACGAGTCTTAAAGCCAATTTTTGGCTGGAAGCTGTTAGGATCTACGGCGCGAACCATTTGTAAAGGTACGTATGGGCAGTAGAACAAGCCAGCGTCAAACGCACTAGAACCTTTGTAACCGACAACGAAGAACTGAGTATCAGAAACGTTGGCAGTGTAAGGATCGACGTATACTTTGTACTTGCCGTTTAAGATACCAGCAAAAGTAGTAGAAGTGTCATCGACGTTCATTTGGCTGTTACCAGCAAGAGCAGGTGAGTAGTCAAGTACACCAGCCATCGCTAAAGCAGACGCAACGTCAGCTGAAGTGATGATAATGTTACCACGACCACGACGAGTTTGTTGACCAATCGCATTTGCTTCACGCTCAATTTGGAACAATAAACCTTTGAACTTCTCAACAGACCAACGACCATTAGAGTCGACGTCTAGATCGAAAGTACCAGCAGTTGCAGTGTTGCTTTGTGCACCTGGCTTAGCAGTTTTGTAAACTGTACGAACAACTTCACGGTTGATTTCCGCTAGGATTTCAGAAGAAAGGATGTTCGACAATTCGCCTTCAGCGTCAAGACCATGAACCGCTTTCAAGTCTTGTGCTAATTCAACAGAGTATTCTGCTTTCAATGCACGAGTCTTAGCAGTTACAGTTGCTTTCTCGATTGAGAATGCCATCTGACCGAAAGAACCATCGCCAGTACCACCTTGACCAAGACGCTCTGCAGCAGCTGTAGTCATACCAGTACCAGTAGTTTCAGAACCACCGAAGTCGTACGCACCAGAGTGATTACCTGTACCACCGAAGTCAGTATCAGCTTCGTTGAAGAGTGCTTCATCACCAGCTTGAGTGCTGTAGCGAGACTTCATTGCGAAGATCATACCAGTAGGTTGAGTCATTGGCTGAACACCAGCGATATCATAAGCGATAAGCTGAGGCATAGCACGACGTACCAATGAGATAAGAACAGGGTCGTAACCAGCGACTGTGTCGTTAGTTGCGCCAGCATTACCTAGTGCGATACCAGCACCACCGCTGTTAGCAGGTGAATCTTCGAATAGCGCTTCAGATTGCTTACGCATCTCACGCTCTTGGTTTTCTAATAGAACTGCAGTAACTTCTTTACGGTAGCTGTCCTGGATAGCAGGCGCGCTTTCGTGGTTAAGTACTGGAGCCCACTTTTCAAGTAGTTGATCTCTAGTAGTCATTTTTGTTTTCCTTTTTTTTGTTGATTTAGGATGGGTTACTTTTTATTTAAAGCAGCAACAAACGCAGCCATCGCTGGGTCGAGTTCTACTTTTTTCTCTTCTTTAAGTTCTTCAACTGGAGAATCAGTAACTACTGACTCAACAATCGCTTCGCTCTTTTCTTTAGCAGAGAAGTAGTTCTCACGGACAGTAGAAACTTTCTTAGCGAATGACTCAGCGTCTTCGTAAGATAGTTCTTCAGCAAGACCTTCGAACTTTTCTACCTGAGAATCGGACAAACCTTTTGCAGCTTCGTCAATAATAGATTTACGTGTTGACTCAGAAATGATTTTACTCATTTCAATATTAGCTGTAACCTGCTCATTCATTTTCTCTTCAAGTTCTTGGATTTGCTCTTCCATCGCACCTAGAACATCGAAACGTTCTTCTGGTACATCGATGTAATGCTCTTCGAACAGTCCTTTCAGACCACCGACAAAACCTTCTAAGATTTCTGCTTTCATACCACTTTCAAGGGCTAATTCATTATTACTCATCCACTGCTCGGCAACGTAGCCGAGGTATCCATCAACCTGATCAACAAGACCCTCTGCATTCTTTGCACTTTCTTCTTCAAGACGTGCTTGGAATTCTTCTTCAAGACTAGCAACTTCAGACTTAACACGAGACATAACTGCTGCCTCGAAAATAGTAGTTGCTTTATC